GCCAGGGCAATGGTGCTGGAACACCTTCGACGCTAACTCAACTTCGGGGCGACCAATTTGTTCTTCATGGCCAGCTGGTCAAACCTGCCATGGCAATTTTCAGTGGGTGCTGTCCGGGCGGCTTCGGCCACCTAGAACCTGGACAACTCGGCTCCCAAATCCCTTGCAACCCTGGGAAATTGAGAGTGTTCGCTAAACAGCAAGTGGGCTGTTTAGGGGAGTACTGTTCGATTGGGGTGGGAAGACCGTAAATGGAGAGGATGTCCTTTTCGATCGAACGAACCGCCGATTTTGAGATACACAACAATTGCGAAACGAATGGTATTCGGAACGCACCATGCGGGTTCTGTTTTGTTCTACATGTGGTCAACCTCCAGGCTGCTGGCCATCGCTGGCACTTACGCCGCTGGTGCCACGTCGAACTACTTCCCCCCCCACAATTGACACTACTGCTACTCACACCCCTGAATGGCCTCGGTCCCCAAAAGAAAAAGGGTGGCTAGAGTACGCTCTAACGGTCACTCAGTGAAGAGAGTAGTGGTTAAACCACATATTTACAACCGCCGTACGAGTTTTCTCACCCACTCTGTGCTGTCGCAACTATACACCGACACCCATGACATGGGATGTTACAACGGACTAAAGATTGACACGAACAGAGCAGGCTGGTGTGGGGACCAACTACTATAACACCTATGCCCTTCCCCAGATAAGGTATAAACATAGGGCCTAAGCTTTTGGCCAACACAATACTCCCCGGAACTTACGTCAAGCGCTCCCCAGTTCAGCTGACTAGGACGTGGTCAATTCCACATTAAGTTCCTTCTCGTGTGTCGGACTAATCACTCGGGTCACCAGGTTGAAATCCCATAACCACCAACTAAATGCCCAGGTAGTCTTCCCAACTTTTGAACTACACATCCATCAAGGGAATTCGCTCTACTAATGGCTACCTGTGTTGCAAAGGTGCTTCCACAGCTCCTATCCCCACTCCCTGCCTGCCTTCTCTCTACTACAACCGGAACGCC